ATGAAGAATCAAGAGATTACAAACAAACTGACCAAAAAGAAGATCCGATTCATCGATGTTGCGCCAGCGATAAAGAAGGAGATCGCCGCAGAGCTGGGGTGTACGGTTGACACTGTGAATAACGCATTGAATCTCACATACCCTACCTACGGCGAACAGCCGGATCGCATCCGCCGGATGGCTCGTGAACGCGGGGGATTCGAGAACACCAAAATCAGGTGGGTGCGTGAATAAAAATTGGTCTTATGGAAATCTTCGCTCTTAGAATATTGATGTGTTCAGCGTGTTTGCTATCGGTGTGTTTTGCGGTATTTGCAATCTTCGTTATGTATTATTTGATCCGCTCATTCCCGATGTTTTTGAATGATGATTATAAAGACCCATATATCCAATACCTTGAACTAAAATATCGGATAAAATTCATTGATACAAACGATCCTGAGAATAACAGCAGATGACAGGAGAAATTTAGAGAGGGCGGAAATTGCCCGCCCTCTCACGGTCAGAAGCTATCTACGCACAGTTCGAACCGTAGTTCTCACAGTCGTGCGAATTTGCGTTCTGACACGAATTTGAATCTTTGCCATGATGCAAAATGTTTAGAAAATGAAACATTAGGGATAAAACCCTTCACCCGCTTTGGGCTAAGCCGTGAATACCCGCATCGGGGATTGCATTTGACAAGATTCGAAGCAAATATAGCGAATTTGACCGATTTCTCCTGTTTTTTAGACTATGAAAACAGATATGATATTAACGCCCCGCGTGCGCGGCGGGGTAGAAGGAATGAAGTAGAATTTTTGATTGAAGGTTAATAGAGCGATGAACATCCGAGATATACAGAATGCGCTGATCGAATCGGCCGATCTCGTGGCTTTGGCCGTGTGCCGTCGTAATGCTCCGAAGTCGGACATGATGACACGTCGGAAATTGTACGAGAGCTATCCCAACGACTGGCTCGACTATCATATCAAGCGGAAGAATATCCAGGGAATAAAGGCCGGAGCGGCTAAAAACTCTGCGATACTGTTCAGCCGGCTCGAAGTCGAAGCGCTCCTGAAAGCCGAGAAGATCGACGGGGCAGGATTGAAATGAGAGCGCCCCGAAGCCGGTGGTATTCATGATTGGAGTTTTTGAGAGAAGGGTGTTTTGCGGCTTCGGGGCTTGGCAAAGGTTTGCGCGCCTCCAATGCGCATAGGCAATCAGTGTGATGATTCCTCGCTGTCCTCCGTGAGGCTCGCAACAGGATGACGGCCGGGAAAGACCGGCAAATGGTGTAGTGGCGGAATGGTAGACGCACACAAAAAGATGGGCTGATAGTGGTCGGGCAACGCAAGTTGCGGAGGACGCTCCTCGGAAAGCAGCCGTGCAGGTTCGAATCCTGCCTACACCACAACGATAGCCACCCGCAGAGGTGAGGGGTTTGGTGCTCTGGCAAAATCACCCCAGCCCGCAAGGGCAGAAAGAGTATCGGGTAGGCCGATAATACCCAAATCGGCGGGTCGTGGGCAAGACTCGAAGAGACAGCCCCGCGACGGCGAATAGCCGAAGCGCAACAAACCGGCACAGGCTCCGAAGCTGCGACGACACGAGCGGCGAGGACCACCGGGACAAATGAATCCAGTGCGCCGTGGTGTAGGGGCAACACGTCACCCTTTGGAGGTGAAGTCGCAGGTTCGAATCCTGCCGGCGCGACAAAATAAAAAAACAAATGAAAAAAGACGAACTTCTCACGGTTTTCGGTACGCACGATATCCGTACCTTACCGGAATGTATCATGAGCCTGCTATTCGGGGATCAGGAAGTCCGCGACGACGTATTTCGCGAACTTATCCGCTGCCATGCAGGCGATCTTTCCTACGATTGGTTTCAAGAGGTCTACGAAGAAGAGTTATCCGAGCGGCGGAAGAAGGGTCAAGATTTCACACCTCGGGAGGTCTCTATGCTTGAAACGCAACTTACCGGTGCGCGCGAAGGTGTTATCCACGAACCTACTGCGGGGACAGGAGGGCTCATTATTCAGTATTGGTGGGAGCTGGCATCGAAGCAATTGCCTTGGCGTTTCAAACCGCACACCTGTATATTCACTTGCTGGGAACTCTCAGATAGATCGATTCCAATTCTACTGTTGAATATGGCTATTCGCGGTATGATGGGCGAAGTGTTCCATGGGGATGTTCTCGAAAATGTGGCCAAAGCCCGTTATGTGCTTCTTAACGAACAGAATGATGGGCTGGCATTTTCGGATATCGTTCGTGACGATCGTGTATTGAGTTATACGCATGCTAATCACGTGCATAAGCCAATGCAGCACGACTTATTCGATTAAAAAGGAGGATTTATGAAATTCGATGTCATAGCACAAGAGTGGTTCCACTCCAAGGTAGGACTTGTGAAGGATAGTACCCTGTCTGCTTATTATCAACAGCTTCGCAGCCATATTCTGCCTTACTGGAAAGACATGGATGTGGAGTCATTCAAAAAGAATGATGCGCAGCTATTCATCGGCCGAAAGTTTCAAGAAGGCTTGTCGATGAAAACGGTGAAGGATTTAGAGATTACATTAAAACAGATTTTGCTATATGCCGTAGATGAACACGACATGAATGTTCCCACTGCTTTTAAGTTGAAATATCCTACGGCAAATCTGGTTTCCAAGAAAGAGGAACTTCAGATTTATAGCCTCGACGAACAGAGGCGGATTGTACAATATTTCAGAGAGCATCCTTCTTATCGCACACTGGGAGTGGTTATTGTAATATGCACGGGACTTCGCATCGGCGAGATTTGCGGTCTGAGGTGGTCAGATATATCGTTAGAGAGCAATATGCTGCAAGTCAACCGTACTGTTGAACGGATTGTCGATTATTCAACTGGCAAAACCAAGGTTGTCATCCAGTCCCCGAAGACGATCAACAGCCAACGTTCCGTACCTTTTCCGAGTTGGCTTGCAGATATCCTGATCTCCTTTGCTGCGCCTTGTCGTTCGGACTATTACGTGATTTCCGGTTCGGATAAACTCATCGAACCGCGTACTTATCGCAACTATTATCGGAATTTATTACTCAATAAGATAGGTTTATCGCGGTGTATCAAATTTCACGGATTGCGACACACGTACGCTTCGACACTGATTACCAACGGGGCCGATGTGAAAACGGTAAGTACAATGTTGGGTCACAGCACAGTCTCGACGACATTGGATATTTATACGCACTCGACATTGGAGTCTCGTCGAAAGTGTGCAGAAACGATCCTGATGAAATAATGCCGAGAGATGTCACCGCAAGTATCGAGACAATTATCAGCAACCATAAGTAAGTATTATTCCAGATGGCTTAATGCTTGCCGGCGCAAATCGGCATTTATTGGGATGGATTCCTATGCGGAAGATTTCCTGCATGATGCGTTGTTGTTGTTTCTCCGAAAACCGGAGAAGCATATTCAATCAGTATTATCTGACGAATCCCGTGGTGATAATCATCTATACAATCTCATTTTGTCGATGATAGACCATAAAACAACTGATAGTGTCCGGGCCAGACGGTCGTTGTTCAACATTGATGACCAATATAAAGATCTTCCGCTATCCGGAGATGATCAGATAAGATGGGCAGAGCTGTCCGAAGAGGATTATGCCCGATTTCGTGAGGTATCATGCAATTTAAGAAGCGACGATTTTCTCATACCTCTTCCTAACGGGATGTATGTTCGTCCAACCCAAGGATGGGTCAGCGGGTGGGTACATAGCTATTCGATAAAAAATAGAAGATACACGTATTGGCTGTACAGCGCCTTCGTGGGATCGCGCAGCAAGGGAGAGCACCCACGCAGATTGAAAACATCGTCGTCACGTCACGAGGCATATATGGCGTTGATGGAATACAACAAGCTATGATTTTTTTTGCAAATTCAAAATGAATCGCTATATTTGCAATGCCAAACTTTCCACTTCGTGTAAGCGAAGTACATAATCTTTAAGCCTTAGGGCGAGTTTTCGGGCACTTCCTTTTGCGAAGTGGAGAGTTTGGCGACTTTTTGAAGGCTCGCCCTTCTTTTTATGTACTTACATCAACTTTCAGACCCATGCCAAACCTCTCTGAAAGTAGCCGACCCGCGAAGAACAGTAGCGGGGCTACATCCGTACCTTACCCGTACAGTCACCTCACGAAATCGGAGATCGTTCGATTGTTCCACCTTGAAGATATTCAAGAACCACTCACGCCGCGCGAATTCACGCGCTGCGCGATTGCTGTTGTCTCCCGTTGGTGCGACAATGTACTCACGGGCCGCTACTCGTCCGTCGAAAGTGTGGGCAGCAAGCTCGACTGTCTGGAACGCATCTACAAGAACCGATAAAATAAACGATCATGGATTCATTCGAATTGAAGCCCGCGCCTCTCTGGAAGAGAGTGGCCGGTTATTTCTGGTGCATGTGGTATAAACGAGTCCATACTCAGCGTCGCAAACGCGATCTGTTCCTCTATCGAGAGCGCAAACGTCTCTCCGAACCTCATAAACTTTACTAAAAGCGACTGATATGTACTTGGCAGGAAAAAATATCGGTGAAAATTTGGCGGTTTCAAAAGAAGTCGCTATACTTGCAGTGCCAAGACGTCGGCGATTCTTCGAATCAAAGACAAACATACGATTCACCGCAGATAAAGCGGGGTTCTTTTTTGGACGATTTCTTTTCGGAGAAGTCGACGTCTTGGCAGATTTCCAGAAGAGCCTCGCCTCTTTTGTCATATACATACAGCAAATTTTTGTTTCCATAATGCCAAGACGTGACAAAAATTTGACAGCCGACGCCCGTACTGCGTCCGCTTCAACGCCTACGGCGCGAAAGACCGTATCTGTTACCTCCCGCCTTACGAAGGCGGAACTTATCCAAATTATCTCAACCGGTCACATCGACCCGCCACTCACTTACGACGAGTTTTATCGTTGCGCCATTGCGACGGTTTCTCGCTGGTGTGTCCGTGTCAAAGAAGGCAACTTCGCCTCTACGTCGACGGACGGCATCAAGAGCACGCTCGACACCCTTTGTCGTATCTATCGAAACCGATAGCCTATGGCCGAGCTTGTGATCCTTGTTCTTTTCTCGTGTGCGATCCTGGCCGCCTACGGGTTTGCGGCCGCGCACAGAGCATATTTCGAACGGAAGTTTAACGAATTCTTCAACGAACGATGAAAAGCAATGTCATCATGACCCGCCCGCTGGGTAAATTCGAGGTATACCAACGCACGAGAGACGGTATGTTCAACGCCACGTCGTTGCTTGCGCAATGGAACAAAGCCAAGAACAGCAACAAACGAATACAGGACTTCTTTGAAAATCAGAACACCAAAGATTTCATCGAGGCGCTGATGGAGGAGGAAAATTTAAAGGTGCCAAATTTGGCATATTTAAAAACACGCGGCAAATACAACGGCGGTACATGGATGCACCCGTACCTGTTCGTGAAGTTTGCGATGTGGCTCAATCCCCGCTTCGAGGTTAAAGTCGTGAAATTCGTTTACGACCAGCTGATCGAGTACCGGCATCATGCGGGCGACAACTACAACGTACTTGCACGGTCGATCGCCGCGCTTCCGGATGTGGATTATTCTCAGGTTGCGCGGGGTTTGAACTGGATCGTCTTCAACAAGCATGAACGCGACATCCGGAACACGGCATCGCCGAATCAGCTTCGGGCGTTGGACGACCTGCAACGCAAACTGGCTTTCTCGGTCGATATGGGGTATATCCGGACGTTCCCCGATCTGATGAACTCCATGCGGAGAATCTACAATCGTCAACATGCAAAATTCTAAGAGGGAATGAAAACGCCAAAAGAAGAATACGCGGTTTATCCGAGTTTGAGTGTACCGGCCCGTTACGGGTATGACCTGACCGCGAAGTCGAAAGACGAGCCGATTGTGGTGGTCTGCGGTGTAGAGGAACCGAAAATACATCTCGTTCCTTCCGAACTGCAAGAGTTCGCCAGACAGATTAACGAAGCGATCACCCATGATCTCGGGCTGGAATCCGGAACCTGCGAGGTTGAATATAGAGGTCTGACGACTTCGGTCGATTTCTACGCGGAATACGAATCGAGTATCGGCGGCAGCCACGACGACGGCAGTGTGGAGCGCTACGCCGAATACACGGGCGACAGGGTATACGTTCGCGTGGTATATGACCAATATGGCCGAGAATATCCGGACTATGCAATAATCCTTGAAAAGCAACTCAACTAATACATATTCAATTATGGAAGAAGCAAAAGTAACCAGCAACGCCACGGCGTTGATTCCGAATGCGGATGCGTTCGAAGGGCAGATGCCCGATCTGAGTAAAGCCCAACCGGCTCCTTTGGAGATCAGTTCGGAGTATTGGTCGCCCAAAGAGAAAGGCGAGAAACGCCGGATGTTTTTCATGGATCTCCGTTCCGAGAAATCGATCGACGAGCAGAGCGGACAGGATATCGATCTGTTGGTCGCCTATTTCGTGGAACCGGTCGATGGCCGCAAGCGCGTCGTCCGGCAGGCGAGCCGTCGACTGACGGCCGTGTTCGAGAATTTTCAGAAAACGATCCGTCCGGGTATGGCCTTCGAAATTACCTACCTGGGCAAGGAACGCAATGCGACCAATTCGTTCATGTCTGACCGGTGGGCGATCGTCCCCCTCAAAGTAGAACAGCAATGAGCGATTTAGGCTTCGATGTTTTCGATCTGACGGGTGCAGCACCGGCGGGTGAACCGCTTGCGGCGCTACACTTCGACCGTGAGGAGTACATACCGTTCGAGCAACTGCTGGAGCATATCCGGCAGTTGCCGGATCGGCCGGATCGAGTACCGGTGAAGCGGCTTAACGTGAACGGCAGGGTCGTGTCCGATAGCATGGAGCGTTACCTCTCCCATGCGGGCGAAAGCAGCAGCCTGTTGAAAGAAGCCCTGAAATCGCCCCGCCATTACCTGATCGCCCGCACCTCGGAGCTGAAATCGAAGAATACACACCATTTCGACTTCGGTACCTTCGTCCACTCGGCCATCTTGGAGCCGTCGAAGTTCTCGAAGGTTCGCGTCCTGCCGCAAGCCAGCAAGACCACGGCCTCCGGCTGCCGGCGGTTGATTCGTTACTACTGGGAGCTGCTGGGCATTCAGGGGAATGCCGATCTGTCCGATCAGAAGATCGGCGCATTGCGTGTGCAGATCGATACGCTCCACACCGCGGCGAAAGAGGCAGGTTATACCTTCATCAAGGAGGACGACGCGAAGATCGTCGACGTGATCCGCATCGCCTACAAAACCTACGGCGGCGGCATCCTCCCGAAACTGATGCAGTACGTGAAGGCCGAGACATCGATGTACGGAACGGATCCCGATACGGGCATGAAGGTGAAGATTCGACCGGACGGAATGCTGCTGGAGGAGAATTTCGGCATCAACGCCATTCTGTCGATCAAGACTACGAGTGCGTCTTCCGTGCAGGCTTTCTACAACGAATGTGCGAAGTACCGCTACGAGCTTTCCGAAGGAATGTATTTGAAAGTGGCCAGCGAAATCACCGGACGCCCCTTTACGGCAACGCTCATGGTGATGATCCAAAATACCGCGCCTTTCCAGATCGCCGTGATCTTCTGGGATGCGGAGGATTTGCAGATCGGCAAATACAAATATGCGCAGGCCCTCGACATCGTGAAGCGCTGCAAAGCGTCTGGCAGTTGGCCCGGGTTCGATGCACTGGCCGAGGAGGGTGCCTTCGGAATTATTCAGGGCAAACTGCCCGGCTATATCAAGTCGGAACTGCTGCCGCAATACCTGCCCGATGTCGAAGTCGATTAAGACGCTGGACGAAGTGTTCAGCCGCTACATCCGACGGCGGGATTGCCCGAATGGGATCGGCCGCTGCATCAGTTGCGGAGCATTGATAAGTTACGATACCTGCGATGCGGGTCATTACATCGGCCGAGCGCATACGGCGACACGGTGGAACGAAACAAACGTCCACGCCCAATGCAGGATATGCAATCGACATAAATACGGCAATCTGAAGGCTTACCGCCGTCGTTTGGTCGAATTGTACGGAGTGGAAGCAGTCGAGGAATTGGAACGGATGAAGCACCTGACAGTCTGCCTTCATGAGAAAGACTATCGGGAATTGATAGAATATTATAAAATCAAATTGAATAGGTTATGATCGATCTTAAAAATTACGCTCCGCAATCGCCGGAGTTCAAACTGCCGAAAAACGTGTCGTTCCCGCGTGTAATCTTCGAAGGGGCGAAGGACATGGACGAAATCAGAAAACATCTGTCGGGAAAATTTATTGCCGAGAGCGTAACCAATGCCAAAGCCGTCCGGTTTCTCGACAGTTACGAGAGAGCATCTATCCGAGCCAACTATTCGGAGTTGATGGAGGACGAACAGCCGAAACTCGAAACGCAGCTTGCCGAGATCGAGGCGCAGTGTAAGCAACTGACTAAGGATGCCCGCGAGAAATTGCAAGCTGTCGTTACCCAGATCCGCGATCTGGTCTATCAAGTCAAGCGCGGAGAGAAGGAGGTGGATTTACCGAGCGATACGACGGTAAAGATGGCCTTGTGCGGACACTATCTCTACTACGCATGGATCGATGGGCGGTTCCAACTGTGCAAAGTCGAGAAGATTCCTTCGTGGGACGAGCAGAGCCTCTTTGCCAATCTGGAAACCAACAAGCAGGCATTCCTCGACGTGCTGGGGATCGACATGAACGAAGCGACCTATGAGCAGACTTCAACATCGTCGGGGCCGGAGGAGTAGCTATATCCGACAATTGCAGAGCGATTATTGGCAGGAGGTGTGCCGGATCGTGCGTCTTCGAGACGGCCACCGCTGCCAGCTTTGCGGACGGAGCTATTCACTGGAAATCCATCACAAGACCTATTACGTCGACGGCCAATCCATCGTAGGCAGAGAAAAAGAGCACTTGGATTGTCTGATTACACTCTGTGCGGAGTGTCACCAAAAGCAACATAACCATCATGGCCAGGCAAAATAAAGACACGTTTCTTCTGCGGCACGATTTCTTTCCGCAGATCAAGATGCTCACGATGGAGCAGCGGGGCAGGCTGTTGACTGCCATTTATGCGCACGCGACGGAAGAGGAGCTGCCGGAAATGGATGAACTGACTACGCTCTGTTTCGGCTTCATCCGTGCGTCGCTGGATGCGAACGCCAAAAAGTATTACGCGGAGTGCGAGCAGAACCGCGAGAACGGCCGCAAGGGCGGTCGGCCTAAAAAAGCGGACGGTTTCGAAGAAAACCGCACGGTTTTTTCGGAAAGCGGCGGTTTTTCTTCAAAACCGGCAGGAAACTGCGAAAACCCTATTGAATCTGTATCTGATTCTGATATTGATTCTGAATCTGATTCTGTCTCTGTTTCTGAATCTGAAACGCGCGAAGAAGAGAGAGAGAAATTTTTCGAGATTTTCTTTTTCCGGAATTTCCGAAACCCTGCAAACGAAGTCGACAGGTTCGTTAATCACTACCAGGCTACCGGATGGATGCGCAAGGGAGAGAAGGTCGTAGACAAGGCGGCATTGGCCCGTGCATGGACCGAAGAAAAGACGTCGGAACCCCTGCGTTATCCGGTGAGGTTTCTGCAATGCTGGCATGAAATCTACGACAGGCTGTCGACGGTGGCTGTATGCCGCGATATGCTGACTGATCTTCAAGGCGTGGAGATAACGCGGGATCGGCTGACGCTGACGGTATCCAGCAGAAGACTGGCGGCGTTGATCGAAGGAAATATACACCTCGCCAAACCGATTCTCGATTATCATTATCCCGGACGTACCCTTCATTATCGGGTTCCGAAAGGAGTGTAACAAAAGCTTTTACCGCAATGGAATCAACGAAACAGATTAAAATCGAAATCCGCAACCGTTGGACGGGCGCGGTCGTATTTGAATACACGAAAGAGGGAAACACAATCACCGAAACGGTTTTGGAAGCTATTAGGCGCGGTGCCAACCTGAGCGATGCTGACCTGAGCGATGCCAACCTGCGCTGTGCCAACCTGAGCGGTGCCGACCTGCGCGGTGCCGACCTGCGCTGTGCCAACCTGTGCGGTGCCAACCTGAGCGATGCCGACCTGCGCGGTGCCGACCTGCGCTGTGCCAACCTGAGCTGTGCCAACCTGAGCGATGCTGACCTGTGCGATGCCAAAGGATGTTATCTATCATGCCCGACCGAGGGTAGTTTCATCGGTTGGAAAAAAGCCTCTGGGCATATCGTAAAATTACGAATTCCGGAAGATGCGCGGCGCAGTTCGGCAACGGGACACAAATGCCGTTGTGATAAAGCATACGTCATGGAGATTCAGAACATGGACGGCACCAAGGCAACTGAGGATACCGTTCGTTCCGACCATGACCAAAACTTCGTCTACACCGTCGGTGCCACAGTTGAAGTTCCGGATTTCGACGATAACAGGTGGAGCGAATGTGCACCGGGTATTCATTTCTTCATCGATCGCAGAGCAGCGGTGGAGTACTAATGACGCACGGCTCTCTATTCAGCGGCATCGGCGGCTTCGATCTGGCGGCCGCGTGGGCCGGCTGGACGAACGTCTTCAACTGCGAGATCGACCCGTTCTGCCGGCGCGTATTGAAGTATCATTTTCCCGAATCGGAACAAATATGAAGACATACGAACAACAGACTTTACCGTTTGGCGCGACTGCATCGACGTGCTCACCGGCGGTTTCCCGTGCCAGCCGTTCAGCCTCGCGGGCAAACGCAAGGGTACGGCCGACGACCGCTACCTCTGGCCCGCAATGCTCGGAGTTGTTCGGACTGTTCGACCGCGCTGGGTCGTGGGCGAGAACGTTCTCGGAATCGTTAATTGGTCGCAGGGAATGGTTTTCGAGCAGGTGTGCGCTGATTTGGAAGCGGCAGGATACGAGGTGCAAGCGTACCTTATACCAGCTGCGGGCGTCGGTGCTCCCCATCTGCGATACAGAACATGGTTTGTTGCCCACCGTGGTGAAGCAAGGGCTGAAAGTTCATGGCAAGAGCGGTTCGGAGCCATTGCCGCCGGCTCTACTGCCGACACCGGTCGCGTCGGATTGCGGGAGCGGGCGTGTGAACAGGAGCTTGTCGAAGGGTGCATCCGAGCGGCCGACGCTCGCGCTTGCAGCGCGGATGGGGCTGTTGTCGATGCCGACGGCCTGCGATGCGAAAAACAATTCGTTTCCTCTCAGTCATGCGAAGCGGAAGAGCGGAGCCGTCCACGACGTCATGATTTCGCATCCGTCCCGAACTGGGAAGGGTTCCCGACTGAGTCCCCGATATGTGGCCCAGATGATGGGCTTTCCGCCGGACTGGACGGAATTACCTTTCCGGCATGGTGCCGCGAGTCGATCAAAGCCTACGGCAACGCCATAGTCCCGCAGGTGGCGCTGCGGATTTTCGAAACGATAAATGAATACGATAAATTATGAAAACGGTAACATTGGGAATCAGATGGAGTGAATTATTCGGTGAGCATAAAGGAGATATGTCCGATAAAATGCGCCGTTTGCGCTGGGAAACATGGAAACAGTTGAGCCGAGATCACGGTCGTTTTGAAAGCATTGCCTGGTGGAGTACTCCCGAGGAACTTTGCTTTAATTGTGAACATTGCGACGGTGACTGGTGTAGATTTCAGTCGCTTCCTTGCACCGTAAACCCGATAACGACATTTTCGAATAACGAAATCGGCTTGGCTTGTATGGGTGTAGGTTATCGCAATAAACAACTACAATTTGAATTCATATGAAAACGTGTCCTCAAAAACGGTTGGCCCGCTGGTGCAATCATCGGGCGATTTTCAAGAGTGTGGAATTCAAAAACTATAAAGGATGAGAAAAATCATGTTCAACGACCGCTACGGCTTGACGCAGGCGGTCATCGAGGGTCGAAAGACCATGGCGATGATGCTGATTAATATCAAGTCCACCTCCGACGTACAGGTACGAATTTTTGCAGGATACGTCCAAATCATCGGGCGTAGTGGCGATGTATGTGCTGAGAAAAAGCTGTCCTACAAGGTCGGCGAGGTCGTGGCCGTGGCGCAGAGATATCAAGATATTTTCGACTACTCCAACTGTGTCAATCCGTATGCTTGGGAAGATGATGATAAACCATCTGGTTGGACGAACAAGATGCTTACTAAGGCCGAGTTGATGCCCCATCAAATCCGCATCACCGGAATCAAGTGCGAGCGGTTGCAGGATATTTCGGACGCGGAGTGTATGAAAGAGGGAGTAGTAGGCGGGATAATTGGGTATTATGTTCCAGGCATAAAATGCAAGGATTGGAGCAAAGAATCGTATGTAGAGACCGAGGACGGCAGAACTTGGAAATTATTCCCTACTCCCCGCGAAGCCTTCGCTTCGCTGATCGACAAGGTGTCCGGACGGGGAACGTGGCAACGCAATCCGTGGGTCGTGGCGTATGAGTTCGAATTGGTGAAATAGGAAGCTATGACGATATTGAGAATACGCATACAGGGATGCGGGTGTAATAACTGTGGACGCAATATGTATCGAAGATATTTGTCCGTGTGCATATTGGGGCGTTATTACGAGTTTTTTAGATTCCGAGGGGTTTGCAAAGATTGCGACCCTCCGTTCTGAAAAGATAGCGAGATTCTGGCAAAATCTCGAAATAATTACAAAAAAAATTGGAGACTATGAGAGAAATTAAATTCAGAGGCAAACGCCTCGACAACGATATACAAACTGGCCCTGCTGATGGCTGGGTAACAGGGTTCTACTATCAAGACCTTTGCGAAGGCGAGGTAAGGCATTTCATTGCATCGTGCCCCTGCGTATGGGAAGTCGATCCCGCTACCGTCGGGCAGTACACCGAATTGAAAGACAAGAACGGAAAGGAGATTTGGGAGGGCGATATATTCAGAGATAATAACGAAGTTCTGCGGTCAGTCTTCCGAGTTACCGGAGGACTTGCTTTTGAGGATAATCCGGTGTCGTTCGGTTATGACCATAGAGCGCCAGTATATCCGTATTCTCCCATTGCTGAAATGCAGAACGTATCATGGTTGTCTCAATGTTGCGAAGTTATCGGCAACATCCACGATAACCCCGAATTACTGAAAAGAGGTGAGTAATGAAAAGCGAAAAGGCAAAACGATATTTGTTGAAAGTCGTAGCGCCGACAGCGACGATGTATCCAGAATATCCGGAAGAGTGCGATTTGAAATTGGGAGAAGCTAAACGGGCCGTCGAACTTGCCGAGCAAGAGGCTGAGGCGCGGATGCGAAAAGAATTGACCCGCTGGAATGATCCCAACAAGCCGCCGACGGATGAGATGCGTGTCATTGCAAAGGTTGTGTTACCCAATGGCGCAACGCTCGTGACGGGTGCATGGTATGCGGTCAACGAATTCCCGACTGGCTGGAGCGTAGACCTCGACAGAACGTTCGAGAATCTGCATGTTTTGGGCTGGCGGCCGATTTACGAAAACGAATAGAACGATGGACATTTTGACCCCATATGACGGCGTGACGAACGATAAGATCGCCAAAGCGCAGATCGAGGCCGTCGAACGAAAGCAGAACGAATACAAACTGATCGGGCAACTGGTTCGGGTGCCCGGTCATACCCTCTATAAATTCAATACGGTTACACGGACAGCGCAGAGAGCGGAAGTGGAGGTGTCGGCCGATTCGTGGCTGAATCCTGAGAACATGAAGGTCGAGAGCGACCGCAAATCGCGTGTCAAGGTCGAGAAGGACTGTTACTATGAGCAGGCATTGAACATGAAGAACTTTATCAAGCGTCTGCGCCGGCGGGGTATCGTCGGAATGGACGAGGAGGTGAAACTCGAAAGGTAGGGAAGCCATGAAACCCAGAGATGAAAAACGTTACTCCCGTCCGGTCGGCGAGCGGTTCGAGTATGAAGGCGAGACCGTAGAGGTTGTAGGGTATGATCCGAATAAAGAGGGATGTGCATGTCGGGATTGTGCGCGTTTTGGCAATTGCTCTTACAACGAGATGACAGGCAGCTGTCGTTGGTACGAACGAGAGGATGGGGTGGATGTAATATTCCGGAAAGTAGAACAGGTGAACTGTTTGATATAAAAAGAGGCGATCCCGAAAGATCACCCCTCACCCAAGAACAAAGGTAGTAATTAATTCGGGATTTGCAATGAACCATTTTATCTCAATTCAGGCCGCAGCCGATGAGTACGGCATTTCGACACGTTGGATATGGAAATCGATTCGAGTGGATCGGACACTCGGCACAGTCGTCCGCAACGGGAGGATCTATCTGCGCCGCATCGAGTGGGAGGCATTTGTCGAACGGCATCCCCGACTGATCGAAGAGTGGCATGATTTACATGCACACCTACAATACCGCTATATCGGGCAGTGAAAAAGAGCGAAAAGTTGAAAGAATCGTCTCCCCGATAGGCGATATTTGCATATATGGGCAAGCTCACGATCAAACAGGAAAAGTTTTGCAATAAGTACCTCGAATGCGGTAATGCGTCCGAGGCATATCGCTATGCTTACAGATGTTCGAACATGAGCGATAACACGGTATGGAATAATGCCTATCTGCTATTACAAAACAGCGAGGTTGCAGTGAGGATCGAATATCTGAAAACTCACCTTGCCGAGGCTGCGGGCATCTCGGCCTTGCAGATCATCCGCGAGCACCAGAAGATCGCCTTTTCGGATGCGACCCGCATTCGTAACGGCTGGATGTCGCTTAAAGAGTTCGAGTCGCTCACGGACGACGAGAAGGCATGTATAAAGTCGATCAATACCAAACAGGTCAAACGGATCGCTTCGAATGGCGATGAGATTGTCGAGGAGTTCGTGAAGATCGAGTGCTACGACAAGCAGAAGAGTCTCGACAGCATCATGAACATGTTGGGTTACGCAGCGCCGAAGGAGGTGAAACTATCCGGAAAGATAGAAAACCCTGCCGTCGCTCCCGTCGTCATTCAAATAGACGCGGAGGATGCGTTGTCGATCGAAAAAACACCGCCTGCCGATGCATCGTCTGCCTGACATCCGCACCTATCGGGGGAAAGTGTATCGTTACCTCATGTATCGGTACATGCAGTACAGGGAACGGGATGCGGTGTTGAAGATTTTTAATGAAGGGTCGAGCCGTTCGGGGAAGACCTACGGTGCCTTCGATTTTCTGTACGACATCTGTACGCTCGCACTATCCCCGCTCAATATCTTCGTATATCGAAATACGTTGCAGGCCTGCAAGGAGATCACCCTTGCCGATTTCCGCAAGAAACTGACCCTGCGCGGCGTCTACGATCCCGATGCGATGCGCAGCGAGAATCAACATCCCGACTACTATATCAACAACTCCGTGATCCATTTCCGCGGATTGGACAGAATGGATAGCCGTGAAGGATACGATTGCGACATCATCTACATCAACGAGATGCTGGACGACATCTCGAAGCAGCAGTACAAAAATATCACGATGCGCTGCACGACGATGGTCATCGGCGACTGGAATCCCAAATATACCGAACATTGGGCCTTCGAACTGGAAGGGCAGCCGCACACCTATTTTACGCACACGACATACAAAGACAATCCGTTCTGCCCGCCTGGGGTCATACGAGAGATCGAATCCTATGAACCTACACCGGCGAACATTGCTGCGGGCACGGCCGACGAGTGGCGATGGAAAGTCTATGGACTGGGAATCCGTGCAGCGAAAGAGGGTCTTGTCTATCCGAATATCGACTGGATCGATGAATTTCCGTCCGACCTGGAAAGGGTCGTGTTCGGCCTTGACTTCGGATTTACGAACGATCCTACGGCGCTCGTCCGTCTGGGGCTTCGGGGGCTTGATCTATACATGAAGGAAGAGTTTTATGCACCCTGCTCCGATCCGGCCTTGCTCTATGATGCGATAGAGGGGACAGTCGGGCGGATGCCCATATTCGCCGACTCGGCGGACAAATACGCTAAAAATCCCGAATCGATGGTCGACGGCCTGCTGCTGCGCGGGCTCAGCGTGGTGAAGGCGAAGAAATATGCCGGTTCCGTAACGGACGGAATTCACATGGTCAAATCGTTCCGCCTCCATATCGTCCGCAGCCGTAATTTCCAAACCGAGGCCAATTCCTATGTGTGGGATTCGGTGAACGGCATTACGATCAACCAGCCGATCGACAAATTCAATCACTTGTGGGATGCGGCCCGATACGCTGTAATGGAGTATCTCTATTGGGTCTGCAACCGCCGAAAATGAAAAAACAGCGAAAAGTTCGGAGAACCCTCTTTTATCGCCCTTACATTTGCTTCAAAGGCTATGTGCAATGAGATTCAGCTTGAAGTGGCGAAGTAAGAGTCAGGACTTGACGACGAAATCGGAGTGCGGAACTCCGACAGCGGAGGAACAGCGGTTCGTCTCTGTGCGCGATTTTCTCTCGGCAATGGGATTGGGCAGCGGTAGTACGATCGACTGCGACACCGTTGCCGGACAGACTATCGCTTACGCTCGGTGCAGCGCGTTGTTTTCGGTCGTGACCAAGAAATCCGCGGCAATTCGCAACGCCCGCTGGTGGGCTGTCGATCCGTCGGACGACACTCGCCAGGTCGCAGGTCGCACGGAGGAACTGAACAGGTGGAAGCATCCGAATGACTTTCAAACGATCGAAGATTTCACGGCGATGATCGAAGCCTTCAAGGATATTTACGGAAAAGCCTATATTCTTCGCTGGGAGCCGGTCGGTGTGCCCACGGCCTACGAACTCTACGTGATTCCGAATCCGCTTGTTCAGGAGGTGACGACCTCCGAATTCACCGGTTTCCGGCCCGATCCGCAGATCGATTATTATATGGTTTCGATCAACGATTATCAAATTCGTGTCGATCGGGATCAAATGTTCGTCGTGCGGGATTCGGCCTATAATCCGAATATCTTCGGAGCATCGCAGTCGCGTCTGTCAGCCTTGCAGAACGCCGTCAATCCTTTCGTGTCGTCATTCGAGGCGCAGAACGAACTCATCATCAACAGAGGGGCATTGGGTATCATCTCGTTGAACAGCGAGGATTTCCGGACATCCGTGTTGCCGGAGAACAAGGAGGATCGGGAGCAGGCACAAGCGGCCCTGCGGCGATACGGCGTGATGAAGGGCCAATATAAGTACATCGTGACCGGATTGAAAGCCGCTTTCGTGCAGATTTCGGCCAACATGAAGGACATGAATCTCACGGAGGTGCAGCGCAATGCCAAGAAGGAGATCGCCGATGCCTATCAAGTGCCGTATGTACTGATCGACACCGAAGGTACGACCTATGCGAATCTTACGGCGGCCGAGGTCAAATTGTACAACGATGCGATCAAACCGGATGCAGAGCGAATATCGGAGGTATTGAACGCGGCGCACGGGTTCGACGGATTCCGCATCATTCCCTATTTCGATCACCTGTCGATCTTCCAGGAAGCGAAGCGGCTGTATGCCGATTCGCTGACGGCGGCCGTGACGGCTGCCAGCAACGCGATCGCCTCCGGTCTCATTACCGAGCAACAGGGGAAAAACATCATTGCAAACATTCTGGAATAATGGACAAATTACTGTATAAAAAAGTCATGAGCCGCGGCGGGGCTTTCAAGCAAGCGCCGATATTGAAGGCCGATGTCGTGGACGAGGAGAAACACATCATTCTCGTGAAGTTCTGTTCGTTCGGAACGGTCGATTCGGACGGCGACATGCTGATGAAGGGTTGCATCAGCAAGAGTATTCAGGAGCGCGGGCCGGCTTCTGCGACGAACCGGAAGATACAATTCCTGTGGCAGCACGAGACGAAGAACCCGATCGGCCGCATCCTGTCGATCGAGGAGAAGGACGACGGCGGATACGCCACGGTGCAGCTCTCGGATTTCGATGCCGTGCCGGACGCTCGCCGCGCATGGGTGCAGATGCACGAAGGGGTGCTCAACCAGTTCTCGATAGGCTATCGGTATGTATGGGACAAATGCGATTACGATCCCGACCTCGACTGCCTGATCGTGAAGGAGATTATTCTGCACGAGATTTCGGTCGTCACCTTCGGCGCCAACGAGCACACGGAGTATATCGGCGACATGAAAGCCTTGGACGACATGGAACGATATGTCAAGGTATTACGGGAGACCGCGCCCGATGAATACGAAAAAGTACACAGCAGAATACTGTCGATGTTCAAAGCCGAGCCGGCCCCCGCGCCACTCACTTCACGCAGTTCGGTATTCGAAAAATTAGGTCAAATCAAAAACTGAAAAACATGGCATTCAAATTCAAGAAATTCGAACTGCCCGACAGCGGGGAGTTCTCGGATGTGGATCGCAAGGGCATGGAATTGCTCGGCAAGCACATCAACGACCAGCTCGAAATGCTGGCCGAGGGGATCAAATCGGAGGAAGAGATCGTCGAGTCGGTAAAATCGTCGCTCGGGAAACTGGGCGTGTCGGCCGAGAAGATCGCGGAGATCGAGAAGGCTCTCAAGGAGCAGGGGAGCGAGATCCGCCGTTCGATGAGCGGCAGCGCCGGCAAGGGCCGCACGATCCGCGAGCAGATCAAGGCGTTCCTTTCGAGCGACGAGGCGAAACGCGCTTTCGCGGAGAAACGCAATACGGCGCTCGAACTGGAGATCAAAGCGGATGCTACGACGATCACCGTGGCGGCCAATACCGCGGCGGTTGCAGCGCTCAACACCGAAGTAGACCGCACTATCCATTACGCGCCGAGCGAAGACACGCGCGTCGTAGAACGGTTGTTCAAGGGCTCGACCAACTCGCCCAATATCACATGGGTGGATCGCAAGCCCGGCAACGGCGCTCCTGCATTCATCGCCGAGGGGGGCTTGAAGCCCGCTATGGACTGGTCGTATGTCTCTGAGACGTCGACGGCGAAGAAAGTGGCCGTATCGGCCAAAATCTCCTACGAGATGCGCGACGATTTCGACTATATGCAGTCGGAGATCGACAACATGCTGCGCACGTCGCTCGTTCAGGAACGCACGAAACAGCTGCTCACCGGTGACGGCACGGGCGTGAATCTCAAAGGCATCTTTACGGCTGCTGCTACCTATGCGACCACCGCGCTCGACGGGACGGTCGAAATGGCGAACAAGGCCGATGCGATCCGCGCAGCGATCCTCCAGATGCGGAACCTGAACTTCTACCCCGACGTGGTGATGCTCAACCCTTCGGATCGGGCCTCCATCGACCTGACGAAGGATTCGACGGGTCACTACATCTCGGACGAGCTGTTCCGGCTCATCCGCGGGGTGGAGATCGTGGAATCGACTTACGTCAAGGCCGGCGATTTCCTCGTTGCCGATACGAGCAAATGGAACGTTCGCCCGTACAAAGGCATTCGCATCGAATTCGGGTGGGTCGACGACGACTTCCAGAAGAATCTCTTCACGGTCATCTGCGAGGAGCGTCTGCACTCGTACTTCGCATCGGTCGATCAGGGGGCGTTCGTCAAAGGCACGTTCGCGACCGTTATCGCCGCCTTGCAGAAACCGGCTGCCGAGCCTTCGGAGAAGGCAGCCTAAGTCAAACAAGTTAAACGAACAAGAATATGGCAACGAAAGAAGAAAAGACCAATGTGGACTTCAACGATCGCGTGACGGTCTACGGAACCGGCGGCCCCGGCAATACGCTGGAGAAGGGCAAAGCCTATGAGGTGCATCCCGTACATGCCAAGACGCTCATCAAGTTGGGCCGCGCCACCGAGAAACGGTGAAGTAATTTCAGGACGCAGGGGTTTGATCGCCCCTGCGCCCGCTAAATACATTTTCCATGATTATCGACAATACCTATTTCGAGAAGGATCCGATCTACATCTCCGGCATCGCCAATCGGAAGGACGACAAGCCGACGGCGCTCGCTCAGGCACTCATCGATTCGGCGAACTCCTACATCGCCATTTACGAGCCGAGATTCCTCCGCAATCTGTTGGGTGAGGCACTGGCAGAGACGGCGGAGGAGAATCCGCAGATCGTTGCGCTGCTCAGAAACGAAGCGGTCAAGACCTCGCCCATTGCGAACTATGTCTATTTCTACTGGCTGCGCACGCATACTACGGTCGGCACACCGGCCGGCGAGAAGGTGCAGCGAGGGGAGTATTCTAACGAAGCGAGTCCGCGCATCCGTGCCGTAGAGGTTTGGAACGATATGGTGCGCCAATGCTGCGTCCTGCGGCCGAAGCTCGTCGAACTGGGGGCCGTGCCGGACTATTGTTCGGCAATTTTCGAACCCGCAAACTTATTCGGATTATGATCGTCAAATCGACCGGCACCGTTCGGGACATCATCATCGGCAGGGCGGCATTGTTCAACCTCGAAAGCCGTCGGTTTGCAGAAGAGATCAAGAGACGGGCGGAACCGGAATGCTGCGTACTGCATCGGCGGTGGCTGCCGGACAGGCGTATTGCGGCCCGCGATCCGAAACACATGACGATGCGCGATCTGGCGGTGCTGAACGCGACGAACCGCTCCACCGATTACTTCGTCAGCGTGTTGTCGCAAATGCTCGGCATCCCGAAAGAGAAGGTCGCGGATTTGCGGTTCATCCGTGCGTACCGCTACTTTCTGCACTGCATGGACACGCTCGCGGCCATCTCGAAGAGATTCGCCGATCTGAAAATCGAACCGACCGACGAGGAGCGGCAGGCGCAGATCGACCGCCCCGACCGAGGCATCGCCGCCGTGGTGCGCAAGTACGTGCAGATCATGAACGGCGCCGTATCGCCCGCGTCGGTCTACGGCATGGAGTGGAGCGTCGTCTACGAAGCCTTCGAGTCGACGACGAACGACGTGATCGAGCAGCGCAATCTCAGCAGGATACAAACCTCTAAAATCAAAAGAAGATGACCGACAACAAGGAATACGAGTACAGGGTCGTCGGGCAGACGCCGCCGGCCCGCCGTATCGTGGGAGTGAAGATAAACTCGCTGAACGACCATATCGACAAGGCCGCCGGGGCGTGCGGCTTCGGTTCGTATATCTATGCCCGCCTTAAAGAGACGAACTACATCCTGGGGACGATCACGGAGTATCCGGTCGTCGTGCGGCAATTCTTCGAGACGATCACGCCGACGGATCTCGATGGCGTCTACAAGCGCGCCTCGAAGTTCCTCTTCTGCGGCGACCTCGGCGAAGCGGAACCCGATACCGCGACGCAGGTCATGCCGATCGTCGAGGAGATGATCGACCGCTCGGCGGAGTTTTTCGAGGCATTGCGGGATCGGGGAGTCGAGGTGCAGGTCACGAAGATCACCCCGTTCGCCGCCCGATTCGATCAGCTGGTTTGCGGAGTCGAATGCGAGGCGACGATGACCTATTCGACCTGCAACAATGGATAGGATCGACAAGATACTGCGCTATTTCGATCCGCAGCGATTCATCGAGGTGTGCGAAGCGCGGTTCGATACGCTGCGCACGCAGGTCGTGGCGAATCTGCAAACGAAGACGGGCAGCAGCGGAAAGCGGGTCAACAGCCTCGGCGTGCCGGAGTGGGCCACGGGCGCGACGGCGGCATCGCTCCAAACGCAGGTCGAACAGAACGACGACGGTTTCGAAGTGGCGTTCGTCGGCCGGCAGGGGATCGCCGGCGTCGACGAGGGACGTTCTGCGGGCGATGTACAGGCGCAATACGCCTCCTTCGATGCCTTTCTCCTTGCGATCGAACGATGGGCGCAGGCCAAAGAGGGGCTCTACGGCATCGAGGAGATCGACGCCTACGCCGTGGCGGCGAACGTATGGAGCAAGGGCACGGTGCTCTACCGCGAGGGCGGCGGTACGGAGATTCTGTTCGACCTGTTGCAGCCGGCCGTGGACGACATCGACCGGCAACTCTCCGAGCAGCTCGGCCGCAGCGTGTTTACGATGTTGAATGAAACAATCAGTGATTATGCCTAAATATAGATTAACACCCGCCATTTCGCTGGCGAGAAACTACAATACGGTCGGAGTCAGCGAAGCGCCGACATACGATGCGGCCGTTGTCAAAGTCGGCGGCTATACGTTGGTGCGTTCGATCATCAACGGTTCGGCCGTATTCCCGATGGACGATCTGTTCGAAATCATCGCACAGGACGGGAATGCGCAAACGACGATCAGTCTCGAAGTAGACGGGCAGGCGATCGCCTCGTCGCCGCTCTATCTGCTCAAAGGGGCGTCGGCGCGCGCGATGACGAACAATGCGCAGGCCGATACCCCGATCAGCTGGCCCCAGCCGTCGAAGATCGTGGTCTTTCCGGCGTTCGATTACAGCGAGCAGATTCTCGTCAACTCCTATACGGGCGCCATGCAGGACTTCGCTTTCACCGATGCCGACAGCGGCCGGCGGGAGGTCTATTCGCGTGTCGATCCCGTGTTCTCCCTTCCGATGACCTTCTTCCGCGAATTCGGAGGCGGCGAGCGGCAGTTGATCGTCTCGACGGGCGGCACGACCGGCGCCGTGAAGAGCGCGCGTCTGACGGTCGTGGTGAATCCTTGCGACAGCGGATCGTTCGTGCGCTGGCGCGATGCAACGGGATTGATGCGTTACTTTCTCTGGCATCCGACCGAGCGCGTCGACGACGTATCCGAAGACGAGACCTTCGAAACGCTCTCCGAGAAACTGACACCCGAACGCCACCGCACGATCACGGCGACCACGACCCATACGCTCCATAGCGGACTGGTCGACCGTGAACTGTTCGACCTGTGCGCATCGATTCTCTCCGGACGGGAGGTGCAGCTGTACGACGCCCGGCGGAAGGTGTGGATCGACGCCTATGTCGAAGACGGCGACATCTCGCGGACGAATGCCTGCATGCAGGACTGCGTGGTAGAACTTTCGATAAAGCACTTGACGCTATGACGAAGGAACTCTACATAAACGGTCAGTTGTGCGATCTGGAAGATACTCCGTCGCTGATCTTCCAGTCGCCGGTCTTCAACGATCTCGACGTGATCCAGAGCAACCGCAGCGCGGAGATCAATCTGCCACTGACACCCCGCAACCGCAAGGCCTTCGGTCTGATCGACCGCATCGACATCTTGGACGATTCGGCGGTATACAGGAAGCATTCGGCAGCGTACTACCTCGGCGGATTCCCGATCTTCACGCGGGGGTATGCGATGGTTACGGACGTAACCGACACGATCAACATCACACTCGTGTGGGGCAACATCGACAACTTCCAGCCGTTGTTCGACGCTTCGCTGCGCGATCTGCGCGAGCAGATCATCGAGGTGGCAGGAGCGGATTATGTCGAGTGGAATGAGAATACAAAATATGTAGATCCAGATGAAACGACATTGGCAGGATTTATCCAGATTGATTTCGGGGCAGGACGTAATATCAATTATTCGCATCCGTCCGTACAAGTATCCGCGATCTTGGATGCCATACAGAAATATCACGGTATCACGATAGAGAATATAACCCGTTTGAGCCAAACCAGCGACAAACATCCGATGATTGTTCCGCTCGTGTCGAAAAACTCGGGGCCGGACAGTTGGTATTCGGATCGGTTCGAGGCAAGTTCCGCGCATTATGGTAATTCCGGTTCCAGTAATACCGCGTTAAAATTTAGAGAAATAGTATCCGACAAGCGGTCCATTTTGACAGACCAGAATTATGCGATCGATGTCTCGTCCACCAAGACTATTGATGTATCCATCATTAGCTATTCATCCGCCGTCTTTTTCCCCGGTATGCGGGCAGCGTCGGCATCGCCGACGTTAAAACTTAGAGGAGACTCGGGAAATGGGACATCGGAAGTGTTACTATCGGTGGAAGGTATCGACACGGGGTCCGGGATTCGTTTCGGCGTGAAACCCGATCTATTTAATAATGTCGAGGTAAATGTCGAAGACTACGATACAGTTCGATGGATTCTAAGTAACGCCGTCACAATTGACGCAACGACAAGTGATGAGTTTACAGTTGCAGCGAAATTTATTATCACGCCCCATTTCGACGACATCCAATTCCCCTCTCCGTTTCCGATTGCCGAGAATCTGCCGGATATGACGCACGCGGAGTTCCTGTCGGCATTGATGACAATGGCCGGACTTTTCGCCTATCCGGACAGTTCGGATAATAATACGATCCACATGATGTCGCCCGATCAGTTCTATAATTCGACGGACACGATCGACTACGACTACCGCATCGTCGATTCGGGAGACAACCGGACACCGAACACACAAACCGACAGACGAATCGTCGACAGTCATCTCGACGCAACGATTCAGGATTGGAGCCGCAAAGTGATTCTGAACGATCGGGGCGAAATCTGGCGGCCGGAGGGGACGGAGTTCACGATGGGGGATTATGCCCAGACCAACACGCTCGACTACGACAACGACGAGGATGCCGAGATGTTGAACACACAGGGCATCATCTCCATCGACAACGAGAACATCGAGCGGGAGAACGAATTGGTATCATTGAATTTCTCGGCTTCGGCCAATAGAACAGGTTGGAATCCGGATCGCCCTGATAGGCCATTCGCTTTTGTGCCTTGCTATGAGGAACAGACAGTCAGCGGAGCAAAGAAGGTAAATTATGCTGCTCCTTCTGCCCGTATTCTTGCCGATGTGAATACGACGATTGAAGACGGGAACGGTTCGCCGGCAGGTCGTTACAGGCACGGCCTATTCCCCCGCACGATGTATTTCGGCGGGTCGGAGGGTATCGTGGCGAAACGGTATGCAGACTACCAGCGGATCCTGAAAAAGTTCCGCATGATTACGGTCTACGTCAAACTGACCGTGGCCGACATCTGCAATCTCGACTATACGCGGCGGGTTTACCTCGACGTCTACGGATGCTATTTCGCCATCTACTCCGTCACCACCGGCGAGGACGGTATATGCGAGTGCAAATTGATTAAACTGTAAAAAATAGAATAGCGATGATAACAATAGCAATAAAAACAGCGATTATCGGCTTCCCGAGATATTATTGTTTTTTTGCAACATAGTCTTCGAATGACATCAAACATCCCTTTGCATATGTCCCCCTAACAAGATTTCCTTGTGTGCACACATACTTATGGTCGGGCGTGATCTCTTTGATGCGCATTTGTTGCCCTGTGGCCGTATGAACAACGAGAGTTCCCACGGGCCATTCCCCGACAACTTTTTGTTCGGTTTTTTGTTCGGACGATGTTTGCTCTAAATCATGAGAACTCATTGCAGCGGTGGCTTTTTGAGTTGAAAGATTAGATAGTAAACCCTTGATTTGACCTACATCGTTCGTCATTCCCCAGAGTTTGAAGAAAAGAACGATTTGCAGAATGCCGAATACCAGCATTACGATTCCGATGATTGCATAGATGCCTGTCATGATGATTTGAGATTTGGTTAAAAACAAAGATATGAAAAATAAAACAACTTGTCAAAATGGAAAACATTGATAAAATTATCAATATCCGCGTAAAATACTCGGATTTGATCAAGGGAATGTCCGAATCGGCTAAACGTATCGATACGCTCAACGACCGTATCTCCGAATTGAAGTCCGGTTTGAAGGGACTTAAAGCCGCACGCAAAGCCGGAACGATCGACGAGGGGGCCTATAATGAACAGGTAGCCCAAACGACGCAAGAGTTGGTTGCGAACAGGGAAGAGGTAAAGGCGCTTCAATCGGCGATGCGATTATTCTCTCGCGAGATTCAGGACAACATCAAAGAGGATAAGAATCTCGAAGGTTCGGTAAATGGGCTGCGTAAATCCATTCGCGATCTTACGGCACAGTATAATGCACTGTCGGCCGCCGATCGAGAGGGTTCCGTAGGCAATGGGATAGCGGAGCGAATATCCAAGATGCAGGCGCAAGTCAGTGCGGCCGAACAGCGGCTGGGGAATTTCCGTTCGAATGTAGGTAATTACCAGTCGGCATTCAACGGGCTGAATGTATCGGTGTCGCAGATCGTTCGCGAGTTGCCGTCGGCCACAATGGGAGCGAATATGTTTTTCCTCGCCATCTCGAACAATATCCCGATGCTCGTCGACGAGATCAACAAACTTCGTGCGGCCAATAAATTGGCCATGAAGGAGGGTAAGCAGGGAGTACCGATCCTCAAACAGCTGGGAGCTGCTGTGTTCAGCTGGAACAGCCTTATATCCGTCGGCATTACCTTGCTCACGGTATATGGGAAGGATATTGTCAGCTGGATCGGGAATCTGTTCAAAGGGCGAGAGGCCGCCATGACAATGGCGGAAGCCCAGGCAGAGGTGAATAAGCAAATGGCAGAATCTTCCGGCAGTTATGGCGATCAGGTTGCCCAACTCAGGGCCTTGCAGCTGCAATGGAATCAATTGGGAGATGATCTCAAAGCAAAAACAGAGTTCGTTAAAAACAACCGAGAGGCGTTCGATAAGTTGGGAGTAGCTATAACAACGGTTGCGGACGCTGATAATCTGTTTATTCAGAATACGGATGCGTTTATCGAAGCAATGAATCTGCGCGCGCAAGCTAATGCTGCGAACGAACTGGCAACTCAAAAGTACAAAGATGCGTTGATTGCCCGACAAAAAGCGGAAGAAAAAATAAAAAAAGGTAAAACAGAGGCTTATGCTACTGGTGGATCGTCCACTGCGGGAGGCCTTCAAGTTTCGGTTTTTCATCGGGAATATACCGAAGACGAGAAGAAGGAAATATTAGCCGAGGCCGAAGCCCTCGAAGCGGAGGCATCGGCATTCACGCAATTGACTGTCGCACGAAATGCGGATGCGAAATCAATCCTCGACAGAGCGGGAATAAAAGAATCTGAGAAAAGTTCAAAATCGGCGAACGACGACCCGTATGCCGATGAATCCGGCGTAAAAAAAGCAGAACGAATGATGGAGGGGTATTATGCCCGCAGCAAACAGGAACTTCAAAAATGGGTTGACGAGCAACGGGAAATCATTCGTAAGATGGGTATTGACGTGACGGGTGATTTCGAAAAAATCCTGTCGCAGATGGACAAGGATGTATCGGCCGAGTTCATATCCCAATATAATCAGAAACAGTCCGAATACCGGAATCGGATTCTGAATGCGCAGGCCACAGGCGGAGATGAGGCCGCGCAGAATGAAACCGTTGCCATTCTTCGGGAACAGTTGGCCGAATTCGATTCGTATGCCGCAGCGTACCGAGCAATGGGGGATTCGGCTATCGAAATAGACAACCGCCGGCTTGAAATGCTCATTCGCCTGCATGACGAAATGAATAAAGGCGCCCAAAAAGAGGCGCAGAGCATGCAAATGAGTTTCCAAACAGCCAGCGATCTCGCGGGAGCACTGGCCGGTTTGGCGGAAGAGGCCGGTGCGGGTGCGCCGGTTGTTGCAGTGTTAGGTATGGCCCAAGCTATTGCGTCAATGGGTGCAGCGTTGAGTAAGGCGTTCTCCACTGGCAATATTTGGGAGGGCATCGCAGCTTCCATTACTGCTATTGCGACCATTACGAGCGTTATATCTCAGATGAAATCGTTGAATAGTACTGCGGCCGAGGAGGGCGCGAAATACCACTATGCCCGCGGCGGTCTTGTGACCGGCCCCGGCACGGGTACGAGCGACAGCATCCCTGCGCGGCTGTCCAACGGCGAGGCCGTGATGACGGCCCGTGCGGTCGTGGATTGGGGGCCGGTGCTCTCGATGATGAACGTGTCGAGCGGCGGCAACGCCATTCCGACGCGGCATCTTCCGGAGAAGAGTTCGGGGATGCGTCAGATGGAACAGATGTTCGAGCGCGTGATGCGCCGGCTTCCGAACCCTGTCGTGACGGTCAGGGATATAAACAACGGTCAGCGGCGGGTCAAGGTGCAGGATGAGACGGCGCGCTACACCGGACGCAAAAGGTAAAAAACAGCGAAAAGTTCGGAGGAACCCTTCCTGCGTATCCTATATTTGCTTCAAACACGAATTAACCCTTTTATAATAAATAAAAAAAACAATGGCAGAATGTATCAATGATCTGGCAGGCGATATCCTGCAAGATTGCAACACGGTCTATGGGGTGGGCGTCGAGAAGATTGCCTATCTTATCAAAAAGTCCGATCTGGACGAATCGGCGACGACCTACACCAAACCGAAGATCACCAAGATCGCACTCAAATCCGGCAAGAGGGCCTATCGGTTCTCGATTCCCTCCAAAACGCCCTACAACGGGCTGATCTACGAGGATCAGAACGCCGAAATCGGCATTGCCATCAACAAGACGCTGCCGCTGCGTATGCTGGCCGACAGCCCCGCGAACTCGCAGAACATCGAGGCGTTCAAGAACGAGGACTGGGTCGCTGTCTACGAGAACAAGGCGAAGGGTGCGGACGGCAGCCAGGCGTTCTGTGTGATCGGCTACGAACAGGGCGCATCGATGCAGAACGCGACGCTCGACAAGTACGGCGACGGTTACAACGGAGGTTGGGGCGGCGACCTGATCGAGCAGAACGCACCGACGCCGCAGATCTTCTTCGACGCCGGCGGTATCGACGCTTCTCGCGCCGCGCTGGAAGCATTGTGTACTCCGGCCGAATAGGGGTATGCAACCGTTGGACTGGTACATGGAGAGGTGCGCATCGGGCACCTCTCTGTGCATGGAAGAGAAGAAGCGGATCGAATCGGATTATCGGGAAGTGTTCGGGCGTCCGATGCTTTCCGATTTCAGCGGCCGGTGTCCCAACCGGTTCCGTGATGCGGCCGCGATGATCGCCTCCTATTTGCGGAAGGAGCAGAAAGGCGCAAACGGCGGTTACATGCTCAAATCCGGCATCGTGATCCGCTATCGCGGAAAACTCTACACACACCTGAATCTGACGGCCGCAGCGGCTCGGCATCATCTCAGACAACATCCGTCCAACGTACACGATTTCCTGCGTCTGGGCGATCTACCCAAAACCGAATGACACTATGGCAAATTATAAGATCAAAGACTTACAGCAAGCTCAGACCCTGAACGGTGCGGTTGCGTTGGAGATTCAGGACGGGGATAGCACATCCACCTTCGCCACGCTCGACCAGATCGCCGAGTTTCTGGGGAACACAACCCCTGTGGTGTTGTTGACCAAAGCCGGTCCCATAGACGACAGCTATCTGCCCGATATGTCTGCCTCTGAAATCGCGGCAGCATACGATCGGATCGTTGCGGATCCGATTCACACGGTACCTGTTGTCAGGATTCCCGATAACGGAGGACAATACCTCGTACCGTCAGGATATGGAGTGCATGCCGATACGAAGGCCGTCATCGGATATTATGCATCGCAGACATACGTGCTTCCGTCCAGTCTTACGTTGACATCGGAAACATTTACCTTATCGAGACTGCCGTATACGGCATCATCGATGGAGTGGGCCGATCTGCTCAACAACACGGCCCTTCCCTCCGGTTATCTCGGCATCGATAGCGACAGTACGAGCGAAGAGATCAGTGCGGCCGTCGGGGGTGTAGACGCATTCAGCAAGTTATGCTCGAAGTTGCTCAGGCGAAACTGTATCGTCGTTGTGTCGACCGATCCCGCTGCGGCGAACAGGAGTGCATCTATTCCTGTGATAGTAGATGTAAAAAGGGGTGTTGGTCTGCCACTGAAAATAACACTCGAAATCGAATATATATCTTCGGGGGAATACATTGCATTGACCATTACAGAGTCAGGAGGCACCTTTTCGGCGATGCGTACCTCTGTGTCCGTATCGGATATTCCCGATGCACTCGCCGGCAAAGCCGACCTCGACCCCGCGACGGGCTTCGTCAAATCGTCGCAGATAGCCCCTTTGCAGGGGCGTCAGACGGGCGTCAAAACGGGCAACGGAGGCTTCGTGTCGACTGATCCTGCCTTGTGCCTCTCCACCGCCAAGACACTCGTCGTAACCTTCAAATGCGACGGAACGCCGAACTCGTTCCTCTATTTCGACCACGGCGGTTCCAACGCGAACCTCGGAGTATCCATATTCATTGCATCGAACCGTCTGTACTGCAACATCGGCCCCAAGACCCTCGTGTCGTTCAATCCCGAATCGGGGAAATTGTATCAGGTCGTAGTCTCATTCGACAAAAACGGAACCTCTGCGGGATATATGAATTCGGTAAAGGATCGGGAGACCACCGACTATTCCACGATCACCGACCCCACGCATTTCTGTTTGGGGGCACTATCGGACGGCAGCGGGTCTTTCTCCGGAGTCATCCTCGGCGCACGTCTTTTCAACTACGCCCTTACGGCCTCGGAGGTCGTCACGCTGTGGAACGGCGGACAGCCCGAACGGTACATGCTGCCTCTGTCGGGTGAGATGCGCACCGGACTTGTCGCCGAATACATCGCCGCCGGTTTGTTGGCAGACAAGTGGCGCGACACGTCGGGCGCGGGCCTCGATCTGCCGTATGTTCCGACCGCAACGGGCGGCACGGCAGAACTGTCGTATCAAAGTGTCCCGAATCAAGGCGAAATAGTCATAGACAGCGGTATATTCTTTACCGATATTGCCGAAGGAACAGCCAATAAACGGATCGACGTACCGAGAGGATATGTGGCTCTGGCCGTGGCCGTTTATAATTACAATGCGTCTGCATTGACAAATGTCATCGTGCAAAACTGGACGGATGAACGGGCGTTCATATACGGCGCGACGGTCTATAACGCACGAGCCGTGTATTCAGTCTCTGCCGCCGGTAACAAATCCGTATATAATGGGACAGGTATTACGATAGACCCTACTGTCCAATATCTTAAAGTTATGGCGACAGGAAATACAACGTCCGGAGGTATGCGAGTAAGAGTAATATGTAAATATTTAGGGGTATGAGAAAGAAGATCGATTTCCCGCCTTATAGCGAGGCGGAAGCGATGCAAATCGTGGAGGACGGCAGCGTCCTGTGCAACCTGTACGGGGGAAAGATTACCGATGAACGGGGATTGGAAAAATGGAACTACACGGATTCCGGCATTCTGTTTCCGCCCGATTCGGAAATTCTGTCACTGACAGACGACGAACGCCGGCAGATAGAAGAGGAGTACAACCGTAACGAACTGACCCTCGCCGAGCTCGAAGCCGAGCGGGTGGCGCAGCGCGAAGAGGTGGAATCACTGCATGTACACGACGCTTAACCTTTGAAATCGCTATGGAATACCTCCCCGCAATCATCAGTGCCCTCGGAACTATTATCGCTGCGTGGTTCGCCTATAACCAGTACAGCAAAAACAAGCTGACCGACCTGAAAATCGAGAAGTTCAAAAAGGACGAAGAGACGAAAAGTATCCGTCGGGCCGACAATTCGTCTATCGTATACGGTGAGTTGTGGAGCGTTCTGCACGAGCTGGATGCCGATCGGGTCTATATCGTACAGCCGCATCCGCTCGGCAACGAAAGCCTGCTGTCCGTCTATTACGAGGTCAAGCGCAAAGGGGTGGAACCGATGAAACCGCACATGCAGGGCCTTCCGATTTCGGAGGTGCCGAAGTTCAGCAGCGATCTGGTGAAGAACCTCTTCCTCTACATCACGGACATCGACGAGCAGGTGAACGACAAATATGCGAAGTCCATCCTTTCGAGTTACGGATGTCGGGCGGCCATCATCAAACGGCTCAACGACAACCGCCACGACTGGATAGGCAGCATCTTCTGCGAGTTCACCCGCCCGCTGTCCGTATCGGAGGAGAATGCGCGGGAGATCATGCACACGGCGGCCATGAACATCCAATACCTGCTGCCCGAGTATCGATAACATATATTGTTTTAACCTTAGTACTGTAAAAACCATGAAAAAGCAAGTCAAAATCGCGCTCTGCGTGTCGGCCGCCGTCATTGCGCTGGTCGTTCTGTTCAATCTCCTGCCGAGCGGCATCCGCACCACGGCGACGCTCTGCGCAGGATTCGGGGCGGCCGCAGGAGCCGCCGCAGGCTGGCGGGCAAAGATGTGGTATGACCGAATGAAAGGATAGGTATGGCAACGTATTTCACCCTTTCCGAATTGCTGCGTTCCGATACGGCCGCAGCCGAGCGCATCCAGTATATCCTACCACCAATACAATAACCTCAATGACACGTTTACGCATTCTTCTCGACAACGGCCACGGCGAAGAGACGCCGGGCAAACGCTCGCCCGTATGGGCCGATGGAGCACAGCTATTCGAGCACGAGTTCAACCGCGACATCGTGCAGCGGATCGCACGTTCACTGGCACACCGCGGGATCTCTTTCGACATCATCACACACGAACTCACAGACATTCCGCTGTATGTCCGTGCAAATCGCGTAAATCACATCTGCTCGAAAGTCGGCGCGAAAAACTGTCTGCTCATCTCCATCCATGCGAATGCTGGAGGTGGAACCGGCTGGGAAGTCTGGACATCCCGCGGCCAGACACAGGCCGACGAATACGCCGAAATCCTATACCGCCATGCCACGGCAGCCTTTCCCGAATGGGAAATACGAACGGACATCTCTGACAGCGATCATGACAAGGAGTCCGATTTCGCCATCCTCAAAAAGACCCTGTGCCCGGCAGTATTGACCGAGAATTTTTTCATGGACACCGAGCGCGACTGCCGATTCATCCTCTCCGATGAAGGGCGCGACCGAATCGCCCGGATGCACTTCGAGGCAATTATGGAGTGCATCGAACACCACGAACGCAAAACCCAATAGCAACCACTCAAATTCAACCGCAATATGAAATTCTCCGAAATCATCGACAGACTCTACAAAGGAGAGATGTTCCGGCGCTATTCAAGTCCTGCATGGGCAGGAAAGTTCATCGTCAAACAGATTCCGCAGACCGTGCCGGCGGAGGTCGTGCCCCGCATGACCAGTCTGCCGGATCATGCAAAGGCATTCATCGGAACGATGGGAGACGGCAGCATATCGTATCACGATCAAGTGCTGCTTGTCGAAGCGAACGACTACTGCCCTAAACCTCACGCTACATACTACATTCCCACTTGGGAGGACATTTTCGCCGACGACTGGCTGGTATGCTGATAAGACGCTATCTAATCCTCGTCTTGACCGCAGCGATTACAGGTGCGCTGCTCTTCGGCTGGGGCTACCGCCGCGGGGCGGCTTCCGTCGAAATGCGCGACAGCACCGTTACCCGATGGGTGCCGTGGCCGGTTCCCGTGTACGACACCATTCGGGAACCTTATCCGGTCGCGGTGCGCGAACCGGCCGATACGGTGTGGAAATACATGAGTGTAGATACAGCCGCAATTATCGCCGACTATCTGCTCGAACGGGATTACCGGCTGGATTTCTCCGCCGATTCGACCGGAACATTCCTTGTTGATGCGACCGTAGGAGAAAACCGGCTGTTGCGGGCTTCGGCCGTAGTAAAGCCCGTTGTCCGTGAGATTACGGTTACAAAACTGCATACTGAGGTGCGGCCGCCGCGCTGGGAAATGGGGCTCGCCCTCGGAATCGATCCATACAACCAGTGGGCGGGCATCTACGGACGCTATACGAGAGGCCGATGGAGCGGTGAGGTCATAGTAGGGTATGATCCGATCCGGGAAAAACAATATGTCGGCACGAAAATAGGATGGGCCGTGTTCCGATAACTCGTTGCCGGAATTATTTCCCGATTCCGCTCCAATCGAAAAGATTCATTACGGCTTTGTTGGCGTCGAAAATGACACGCCAGTTTTTCACGAGGTAAATATCGGTGACTTTCATGGATGTGTCAACGTGATTCAACGCTTCATGAATCACGTATTTGTCCAGTCCGGCTCCGCCCTCCTCTCGGGGAGTCCGCGCTATGGTTGCCCAGGAGTGCCGCGCAGCGTAGAACGTCAGGCCATCGACGCCTATCGCCTCGCCGACATCTTTCAGGCCTTTGTTGATCGCTTTGTTGAATGACACGCGATCTTTGTAGCGGAGGTAGAAGTGAAGCAGCCGTTTCCCCGTCTTATCCGAATAGCGAGCGATCAAAGGGCTGACGCACGGCTCTATCCGAACGTGCATTTCTGCACGGTCCGTGCGGCGGGATGCGGTTTTTTGCCGGAAATACACGATTTCGTCCTTCCTGGCCGGCGGGCAGGTCAGCAGATCGGCGCTGTTCATCCCCATCAGTGCGAACGACAGGAGGAAGCAATCCCGCGCCATCCGAGCGCGTTCGTTGGCGAGTGGCGGCAAGTCGATTATCTGCTGTATCGACTCCGCGGAGATGGCTCGTTTGGCCGTCGGCGCGGGTGTTTCGAGGCGCAAGTTTCTGAAAGGGTTGCCCAGAATATTCATTTGTCCGAGTTCTTCATCGTTGAACTCTTCCTTCGCGCGGTTATAGATGGTTTTGATGCGCGAAATATACAGAGACAGTGCCCTGTTGCCCTTGTTTTTGGTTGCAGTTTCACCTTTCTGCTTTCGGTTGGCGCCTCGTTGCGAAGGCTCCGATTCGATGAATTGCACGAATCCTTTGATGAACGGTGCCGTGATCTCGCCGATGTCGAGCGTATCGCGGCCAATGTATCGTCTCAGCGCGTTGAGGGCTGTCATGTAAATCGATGCCGTACCGGAATTCATCCGCGCCGCTTCCTGCCTCATATACGCTATGAAATCGAGCCGGAATCGCTCTCCGCCTTTCAATCCTGATTTGATGCGTGCGACGAGTTCGTCGATCTCCATTTCCTCGACGGCGTATCCCATGTCGTTGCAGAGGTCGATGCAATCTTCGACCAGTTCGCGGCATTTGCGGCTGAGTTTTTCATCCTTGATTTTCAATCCCCGCGTCAGATCATCGGACAGTGCATAGAGCGTCGTGCTTATCCAGCGGCTTTTTCGGTGGTGGGTTATGCGCAGCTTGATATTGTAAGTACCGTCTGCGCGTCGCTGGTGGGAAAAGATACAGGTTCGGAAGGTCGCCATAGCTGAACAACATTAGAACAACAATTGCAGACAAATATATACAGAAAGTGTCAAAAGTGAGCGATTTTGATGTGTAAATATTTGTTGGAAAGAAACCGATAAGACGACAAAAACCGCCTCTCAATACTTTGAGAGGCGGTTTTTCTTTCGTGATTCCGTTGGGATTCGAACCCAAGACCCACAGCTTAGAAGGCTGTTAT